GCATCAGTGCACCTTTAGAAGAGGTGCCAGGAGACGCCAGCATGGGGCAATCCGGGGTGAGAGCCAGGAGAGCCAGGGAATGACGCTATGACGGTCCCCCGAACACTTATTCGCCTTTTTTTGCTCTCACCTGTACCATAATAAACCGAAAGGGAGTGGTCTAAACCTTTAGAACGGATTGGTCTAGAGAACACGTATTCGCTTTATAAGAAAAAGATCAGGATGCTATAATTTCGAATAAACCTTCTATAGAACAGGCTAGCGATGATTCGAATGTTTTTTCGAATTTTTCGCGGGGGGTCCGTCAGGCACCCTCAAATTTTTGCAAAGGTTTTCCCAGCTAAGGCTTTTCACTCCCCGTGAGAAGCAAGCACGGAGAGTGAGCCTCAGATTTTAGAAAAAAGTAACGCACGTACGTAGAGTCGGCAACCCCGGCTCGTATAAAAGATCTTAGGGTAGCACACATATTCGATTTTGTCTACAGTCCCTGACCTGCGAATTCTTGTTCTAACAGGAAACCTTCCCCGTGAGCAAATCACCTTCCGTGGAAGGTGATTACCATCACTTTTACGGGTTATGACTCTCTGTCACTTCTCGCAGGTCAGGAGGATCATACTGCTCAGTGGTATAAACTGCTCTCCATGAGCAAGTTCGCCTTCTTCGGGGGCTTCACCGCTGTTGCCCTCGGTATCACCGGGTACTACATCACCGGCACCTGGGAGATCCTGCTGTGCGGGTGCCTCGGGCTCTTCGTGATCCTCGTCCTGTTCGCCGGCGGAGGGAATAAAAAAGCCTTTCCCGTTGCTGGCAAGGGAAAGGCTGAGAAAAGGAGAAAGTAATGGGAATCCTCGGGATGATCACCCGCCGGGAGTACATGCGGGCTGTGCACAGGAGAGAGGCAACCAGCCGGCAGCGCTGGGAAGCCCGGCTGCACCGGGAAGCCGAAGCCATCCGCCGCAAGAACTCAGCCCGCGTGATGTCTTCAGCGGAGCGAGCCCGTCAGGACAGGATCAAGCTCGGTCAGTACTGAGGAGTGACTTCTCTTCAGGAGGGAATACTAGTCCTCGGGGGGCGGTTGAACTCTCTGGAAGGAGAGACATGACGTTCCCCGAGGGATACGAGATCACCTTGCGTGACGGCGACGATGAGGAGACCACGGTGGTAGCCACCCCGGTTCCTGTCGGCAAGCCGTACGTGTACAAGAACCGGGAGTGGCTGGTCACCGGGCTGGTGTTCTACCCCTAGCCGATCCGCTTGGACCCGGCAGGACCTGCATCTGTGCACCATGTGAACCAGCTTGCGCCTCCTGCCGCAGACATGAACATGCTTAGCTGAGGTTTTCCAGAGGAACCCGCACATCAGGCTTCAGCGGGACACTTGTCCCCGTGGGGAATGTAGCTGTCTGAGACAGCCAGCACCCGGTAGCCCCTGCCGCAGTCGGGACACGGGGTCCTGGCATCATCCAGCATTCCCGAGTCATCCAGCTGCCGGTAGGCGTCAGCAATCGCCTCCTGAGGGTTCGGTCCGAACCCTCGCTCGATGCTTACCCAGGACGCGTGCATCTTCTTCCTGGGCTCAGGTGATTCCGCCTGCCATATCTCAGGCCATGACTTCTCGGTCATCACGGACACGCTCTTCCCGGTCCGGCGGGTCAGGGCAAACGTCCTGCCATCGGACATGGTGACGATCATGCTCTCGTCCACTGATCTCCTCGGTGATAATCGTTTCCACGAGTGCCGCGTATCCCGGAACCAGGAGCCTGAACGCTCTGCGTACATATTCCTGGTTTTCCTCAGCGGTCATGCCGCAAACTCCGCAGGATCTTGATGATGTCCCTCCCGGAGAACTGCTTCAGCACATCTTTCATGTCCTGCTGAGCCTGCTCTTTCAGGTGCTCCAGGAGCACCGGAGCCAGATCAGCATACTGCACCGGGAACGGGCTTGTCCAGGTGAATTCCCCGCAGGTGCAGGTGATCACCAGCCATGGGTGAAGCGCAACGGGAGTGCTGTTCAACTGGCAGTCCAGCGTGATCTCGTGCCTGATGTCCGTCACTCGGTGATCTCCGTCGCATTCGGGAACCACTCCCGCAGGATCTCCAGGGTGTCACGGGTCCGCTGGGCATCCAGTTCTCCCTCAGCCGCCGGGACCTCGCTCAGCACCGCGTGCTGATGCACCGCCGGCACCAGGTGGATGGTCCCGTCCGGGTCCTCGGTACCCATGTAGTGCGTGTGATCCTGCCTCCGCCACCCGAGGGATGCCATCCCGTCAAGCCCGACGACCACCTCGTTATCTCTCATTTCCCTCCGCCTAGCGGCTTGTGCCCGTTCCCTGACGGCGGACCAGGACGGGGACCCCGCGTCCTGCCTTTCCTGAACAGCCTCTTGTTCCGCCGCTTCCTGCCCTTCCCGTTGGAGGGAGGCTCCTGCCCGGTGCGGATCGCCCTGCGCTCAGCCCTGCTCCTGATCCTGATCCTGTCTTTCGACAGCGCGAGGAAGGAAATCGCCGTTACTATCACGATGATGATGACGATGACGACATCCCCGCTCATCCTGCCATCCTCACGTTGATGTTCACGGTGCCCAGCTGCACGTCCTGGTCATCAAAGGTCATGTCAACTCCCCAGGTTTTTACCTGGTAGATGACCTCCGGAGGCAGGAACAGGACACGCCCCGCGTGCTGGGCATAAGAAAGCCCGGAACCGGACCAGACAACCACCTGGCAGTAAGGAACCAGGGTGCGGAGCATCTCGATGATGTCCCACCGGGGCTCACCCTTCTCGTCAAAAAGGGTCCCGTCCACATCGAATGCGACGACAGGCTTCATTTCTTATCGTTTCTCCTCGCTGACTGCGGGGGAATGTAGGGGACCGGGAAGAGCATGGTCCCGATATGGGTCATGCATCTTCTCCAGATCGCGGTTTTCAGTTTCTCCTGGCGCTGCCTGGTAAGGTTGCGCTTCTTCCTCATCTAGTATACTCCTCGCATGCCGCCGAAAAAGAACCCTGAACCCTCTCCGGAGAAGAAGCCGGTCTCCCGTGAGCATGACAGCCACCGGGTGCATCCTCATGACCACAGCGGCAAGCCCGAGCAGTACCGTACCTGCTCGGGTCAGTGGTGGTGCCTGGACTGCAAGACCTGGTTCACCGGGGACATGTGCTGCTAGAAAATCTCGATCCTGCTCATGTTGCCGTTCTCGTCCTTGATGTAAAAGGACTTGCCTTCAGACTTCCCGTGCTCCATCCAGGCATAGAACTGAAGCGCCCGGTTGACAGTATCGGTCTTGCTGTCCCCGGTGAGCTGGACAGCCAGTTCCAGGGCGGCGTCAGCGCGGGGGGTCAGGTTCACGCTCAGTCGTGTCAGCGTCGTATTCATGTAAGCATCATACATACATCATGCGTATGATGCAAACTAGATCCCCGCCAGGGCTTTCAGCACCTCGCAGTTGCCGCACAGGCACTCGGTGTACGAGCGGCACTCCTGGCAGAACCAGATCTCCAGCCATGCGTGGACGGTCTTCGACTTCCACCGCCTGATCTCCCCGCCGCACCGGGGACAGCCGTCCTCCTGGGTCAGGTGGCGAAAGCTCATGCCCGGAACACCGTGATCACGAGGATGACGATCGCGGCAGCGAAAGAGATCTTCTCCTGGAGAAGATCGTGATGATTCATGGTGAAGGCGATGCCCGCTATCAGGCAGCACAAGGCGGCTGCTCCTCCTAGCGCCAGGCGGTACGGATCTCCCCGGCGCGATATGCCAGGCTTGCGCTTCTTCATAGTTTTCATTCTCATATGTTCCCCAGGGCTTCCTGCGCGATCTGCATTAGCTCCGGCGGCAGGCAGTCGTCATGGAAATGGATGGCAAGCGGGATGCTGATATCCCCCGGCAGCCTCATCACCCCGAGGATCTCGATCAGCGAGCCGGGCTCGATATCCTTGTCGTAGCAGGAGTCGCAGTCATAGACGGTTCTTTTCATGGCATCTCCTCCGGGACGAAGAAATCCATCGTCTTCGTGTCCAGGACTCCCCAGTTGAACCGGGTCCCGTCCATGTCCAGCGCGGTGTACTCATAAGAACCCCAGGGAGCCTGGACGATGCCCTGTTTCGCCATGTGGTAGTGCCCGTGAAAGATCCACGAGGGCTTCACTTCCGCGCAGATCCGCTCCACCCGCTCCCGGTGGGCTTCCGCCGCAGGGATCATCGGCAGCCATTCCAGCGGGGGAATCCCCAGCGGCAGCGGCTCGGAAGACGGCGCGTCGTGAGAGAGGATGACATCCGCAGGACCTCCGAGGATGGCTTCAGCTTCCTCCGCGTCGGTGATCTCTTCCTCAGGGAACCAGTCGAGCCCCGGCGTGCGCAGGTTCTTGTCTACCGAGACGGCTCCCCCGAGCGACAGCCAGGTTTTCCCGTGCCACTTCCACCGGGTTCCTGTCGGCAGCCACCGGACCCTCGGGGTGATCCACCCGTATTCCTTCGCGTCAGCCCCGAAGACGGCTTTCCCGAAAAGAAGGTCATGCTTCAGGGCAAGTTCAGCGATATAGGGGTGGTTCTCGTGATTCCCGTGAGTGAACCACAACTCGGCGTCCTCGGCTTCCAGTATTCCCGTCATCGCGTCCAGGAACGTCCGGGCTTGAAAAGTTTTCCCCATCCAGGTGTAAGTCTCTTCTTCCCGGTAGATCCCGAGATCACCCGCGTGCAAGATGATCTTCGTCTTCTCCCCGGAAAGCTGCCTGGCTATCTTGGGGATGACCGCCAGCATCCACCGCTCGTTGCGGTGCCAGTCCCCGGCAACCCCGATAAGTTCAGGATCAGTCATCAAAATCTCCGAACGTGTCGTGAAGATAGTCAAACCCCTTGGTCATGGCAGCCTGGTCGGCAGCTGCGAAAACCTCTCGCCACGTCCTGCCGTCCAGGATCGGGATCGGGCGGTCGTTAAGGTATTCTTCCTGATTTTCGGGAACAATCAGCTTAGCGACATATTCCCGCACTTCCTTTTCGGTGATCACGATATCTCGATCCTGGTGACGGGCTTCCCGAGCGATTTGGCATGCTTGGCGGTCCACCCGGACCCGTAGGTGGATGATTCCGGGTCCCTGATGCACAGCAGCTCATCGCAGGCTTCCGCGATCAGGATGTTACGCGGCTTGAAGCCGCCGATCCAGGTGCGGTCCGCTGCCGTGAAAATCCTGCATTCCCGCCCGGCGGCATCGCAGATCCTTTTCACCGCCGCGTCGATGCCGTCTTTATTGGACCCGGTGATATCCCCGGTGACAAACGAGTCCCAGTGCAAGTCGAGTACTTCGCTGGTGATGATCAGCTGCGCGTACCGCATGGCTTTCGGGCTGGAGAACCTCCGGGTCCCGATGATGGCAAGGATCATATTTCCCTCACGTACCTGGGTGCCCCGCAGAAAATGCACTTCCATTTCCCGAAGAGCATGACCGGGCGCAGGATGCTCTCCCAGCAGAACACGCAGAAGAACCCGCTGATCACCAGCCGTCGCAGCAAGAGGCGACCCGGTTCCCCGCAGGTGACTCCGGGGGCGATCGCAGCTTCGCACGGCGGGGTGCTGCCGGTGTCAACACCAAGGATTTCCTCAACGGTGACGCTCATCCTTCTCCTTCCGCAGGCACCACATCCTACCACCCGGATTTGACAGCTTCTCCGCGATGCTGGAAACTTGGCGTCCGGAACCCTGGTGAAGGAGCGAAGTGCCACAGAAGTCAGGCTCAAGCAAGAAGCCCCAGTCCGAGCGGAAGAAGATGTCCCGCGCGAAGTGCCGGCGGGACGCTGCCCAGCGGCACGAGGAGCGCGGGCAGCAGCAGGAGCTGCGGCACCGGCATAACATCCGCCTCGCCGGCGACGGGGAGCTGACCCCGTGGCAGCAGGCTGAAGCTAAGCGCGCCGGGCGCAGGCTCCGCACCTGCGGTCAGTGTCGCATACCCTTCGGGGAAGACAAGGAAGGGCAGCTGCGGTGCCCGCAGTGTCACGGCACCGTCACCTTGAAAGCTGCCTGGGAGAAGCGCAAAGCCGCGTAAGAAGGAAACGATGGAAAAGAAAGATGATTCCGCCCTCCCCGCCGTGCAGGTGAAGGAGGGTGCTGACCTTGTGTACCAGGCGATCACCACGCGGAAGGCGCTGGAAAACGTGAGCAACAGCGAGCCGAGGAAGAACGTCGCGGATCTCGGATTGGCCAGGGTGACGTTCGTCTGCCTGGAGAACGGCATCCTGCGCACTTACATCAGGATCGTGAGCGCCCAGACGGTCCCGGCGGTGATCGCCCTCCTGGAAGACGGGGAAATCGGGTAAGGGCTTGCGCTGACCGCAGGACGGTGCTAGTGTCCTTGGTGAGCGCAAACTCAAACTCAGTCATCAAGCTGAACGTGACGCGAGCATCGCGGGAAGGTCTAGGTTCAACTCCTGGCGGCGGTACGTGCCGCTGTAGCTCATGGAGAGCATCCCCCTCGCACGTGAAACTATCGCTCGAAACTGAAACTTGAAAAGCCCTGTCGCAGATCTACCGGTTACGGTCAATGTCGTGAAGGCGCGGGTTCGAATCCCGCCGGGAGCGCAAAACCATGCTCCCGTAGCTTAGCGGAAGAGCGTCCTGCCTTAGAACTGAACCGTACCGACCGTCGCTGTGGCAGACGAGCACTCACTAAGGTAGCTCAATGGATGAGCGCCGGTCTTCTAAACCGGAGGATGCTGGCTTCGATACCAGCCCTTAAAAACATCGCCCCCCCGGACAGGCTACGTCCGGGGGGGCACCAATCTGAGAAGAGGAAAAGATGGCGACGACTCTCGCGCAGCTGCTCGCGGTGGAGAAGGGAATCCGGCAGGATGACCACGATGCCACCACCGAGCTGTACAAGGGGCTTCAGCGGACCGGCGCGTTCAGCGGGGAGACCCGGAAGTACCGCGTGCTCACCGTGGACAGCACCGGGAAGCCTGCCGGGATCGCGCAGCCCGACAAGCAGGTCAACATCACGGCGAACACGAAGGATTACCTGGACCTGTTCCGGGAATGCCGCGCCCGTACCATTGACGTGATCCTGACTAAGGACCTTGCCAACCGGGGTGCGTCGGCTGACCTCGTGGTCGATGGCGTTACCCTGGCGACCGGGATGCCATCGGTGACCTTGCTCTCGCTGGAGAAGACCGCTGATGACATCGTGGCTTTCATCAAGGCGCTTCCCACCCTGGACCCCACCGAGAAGTGGACGTACGACGAGAATGTCGGCTGCTACCGCAGTGAGCCCGCCAAGACCCTCAGCACCAGCAAGGAAACGGTGCCGCTGATCCTCTGGCAGCCCGATGACCCGGCTACCTCCAAGCACGGTCCGGTTACCGACAAGGTTCAGAAGGATGTTCCTGTCGGTGAGTGGACGGTTACCAAGTTCTCTTCCGCGATTCCTGCCGGGCGCAAGCAGGTACTGCTTGCCCGCGCGGCGAAGTTCCGCGAGGCGGTCAAGTATGCCCGCGAGAAGGCGAACTACGCTCCGGTGACCGATGCGCACGCCGGGAAGACCATTTTCGACTGGCTGTTCGCGGAGTGATGATGACGGAGACGAGTGAACGAGCCGGTATCTGACCTTTTGGGGGTCGTGCAGATACCGGCTTACTCCCCCTTCAGGAGAGGTGAGCGTGATCTTATGATCAACGAGGAAGACGCTCTGCTCCTGAAGGGGGAGTCTGTATCCCTGATTATCCTGGTTGAGATCGAGATTGAAGATGAAGGAAAAGCCTCTCGCTGTCTCTGAGAAAGACCTGATGCGGATTATCCGCTGCGCCATTTTCTACGACTCCGCGATGACCGAGCTGCCCCCGCAGGTTTTCATGCAGCTCTCCCTGGCAAACAAGGAGAAGCTTCGCCAGTGGCTGGAATACGAGCACAAGAACGGACCCTACCCTAGCGTCCCCTCGCCGTAAACGAATGTTTATTGTATTCTTTATCTGTGCCCGCTAAAGTACTCCCTCATGCTGCCATCCGCGCACGTCTTGCCACCTCGATTGCCGAAGCTCTTGAACTGAGCGAGCGGCTTGAGCCCCTTATTGCCGAGAAGAGCCGTCAGCCTTCCGGTACCTTTCACGGCAAGGTGGATCATTCCCAGCCGCCGTGGTGCGTTCCTGTCGCGTACGCGATTACCGGGCTGCATGCCCTTGCCCGCAGGATGGAATCTGAACTCCGGGATGACCTGGATTTCACCCCGCTGGAGCGCGGTGGTTCCGATGCCAATACCCGCGAGGCTTTCAAGGCTGTCATGCGCCTTGCTGAAAGCGCCGATGATTTCATCATCCGGTCCTATAACCGGGAGCTGGATAAGTGGTGGAAGACGGCGAAGATCGCGCTGGATGAGATTGATATCCCGAAAAGAATCCCCAGGGCTCCCGGTAAAGCCGAGCCTCCCTGCCCGTTCTGCAAGAACCACACCCTGCGGGTGAAAATCCTCGAAAACGAGATTTTCTGCATCAATCCCGCATGTCCTGGTGACGGTCAGGGAAAGAAACCTAAAGCGTACATGGATTATTCCGACGTGGTGGGCGGCTGGGTAGTCCGCTGGTCGGACGGGATCATCATGGGGGAGGCAGCATGACACCGCAGCCAGGAGACTACGCCTGCCGTCAGATGGGCGGGGAAGCAGGCAAGCTCATCTCCATCGGGGAGTTCCTCGACGGGGACGGTTTCAGCATTTACGACCATGCCGAGATCTTCGTCGGGAGTCCGGATAAGAATGCCCCCTACGGGTACACGATGGGCGCGTACCCCGGAGGGGCAAAGCTCGTCCCGCTCCAGTTTGATCAGCTGAACAACGGGAACGGTTTCCTGTGGTCCGCCGGGCATATTCCTCTTACTGATGCCCAGCGCGCGGTCATCGTCTCTTTCACCGTCGCGTGCAAGGGCATCCCGTATTCTGCCGCTGATTACTTCGCCCTGGTTGCGCACCGACTGCATATTCCCGTTCCGGGACTGAAGCAGTACATTGCCAGCTCCGGGCATATGATCTGCTCGCAGCTGGTGGATTACTGCTACATGCGTGCCGGGGTTCACCTGTTCACGGACGGACGCTGGCCTGGCTATGTCACCCCCGCAGACCTCGCGAACCTCCTGGAGAAAAATGCCTGAGGGCATGCACCCGCTCCCGCCGGAACCGGACCCGCAGGCGGATCACCTGCCGCCTCGTTCCTGGGACTGGGCGGATGACCTTCCTCGCGGCAGGGGCTGGGCTGGTGTCCCTTTCGTGGAGATCGACGGGGTGAACTGGCCACTGGAGTTTGCCGCGAAGATGCTGGATATCCCCGTGAGAGACCTTACCGATCTGGTCCGGATTGTCAAGCTCCAGCCAGCCGGGGTGATCAGGTTCGCGGAGTTCCGCCGGCGAGGCAGGCAGCCCAGAGCTTACCCTGCGGAAAAACTGATCAAGGCTGCCGAGGCGGTCCGCAACCTCTCCGAGGAACTGGCAGCGTGATTTTTTGCCGGATTCGGCTGACATGGTTGGACACAAGGTGTATTTTCCTGTATAAGTGACTCAAGGACAATTGTCTCCTAGGTCACTTATCAGGCTCACCGCCTTTATGTTCAGGCACCGAGCGAACTCCGGATTCAGGAGCTTTATGTCTTCGGGCAGACACTGCCGCACGCCCTATAAGGGCACACGCCGTAAGCCTAGCAGGACTAAGCAGTATGCAGTAACAGCAGGCACGACAGCTGCCGCCGGGATGATCGCGGCTGGGATGACCGCAGGACCCGCAGGAGCATCCGAGGTAACAGCACACTCCGGGCAGGTGACTGTGGCGCAGGTGATGACCACCGCAGGCCAGCGGGTCATCCTGCACGAGCACCATCTCCGTCACCTGGAGCACCTGGCTCATGAAGAGCTGATGCACCAGGAGCGCGCTCAGACCGCCTGGAACGCCCCGGCGCAGACGGAGGCTGTCTCCTACGGTATTTACTCCCCGAGCCAGCTGGGAGCCCTCTGGCTCCAGGCTGGGGGCAGCCCGGCGGCAGAGGGTACCGCCGAGTGCATCGCGCACTTCGAGTCCGGGGGGAACGCGAACGCGATCTCCCCGACAGATGACTTCGGGCTCTGGCAGATCAACGGGTCTCACGGCGCGCTCGCCACGCTGAACCCGGCGAGCAATGCCAGGGCTGCGGTGATCATCTCCGATGACGGGACAGACTGGGGTCCCTGGACTACCGCCCCGGACTGCGGGGTGTGATAGGGTCAGCCTGACCTTTCTACAGAGGGTCTTGAGGAAGAGCCCCGGTGGTCGGCGCACCGGGGCTCACTCATGTCTGGAGTGTGTGGATTATAACCTTAACAAGTTCTCTGAGGAGAACCGCAAGCGCCTCATGAAAGAGGTGCTGGCACGCAAGTCGGCACGCGAGCCGCGTCCGTGGGAGACTCTCGAACCAGGCTACGGCGGCGCGCGTCCCAAGCAGCTGCCCCCGGATCATCCTCGTCATCATGAGCCCTGGACCCACCCGGTAACCGGTGATGTCTACGCGTGCCACGATTACAACGAGCATTGCACCGGGGAGTCTAATGACTGGACCACCTGGATTTTCCTCGCCGGGCGAGGGACCGGCAAGACGATGGCAGGATCGCAGTGGGTTCTCGCGATGGCCCTTTCCGAGCCGGAAATCTACGTCGGAGTGTGCGCCCCCACGTACGCGCATGTCCAGCGGACCTGCTTCGAGGATCTTCAGTCCGGGATCAGGGCGCTTGCTCTCCCCGGCGAGATCGTTGACTACAACCGGAACAACCTTGCGCTGACAATGCGCAACGGCAGCATCATCCAGGGATATACCGCAGAAAAGGAAGACGGCATCCGTGGTGCCAACCTGAGCTACTGCTGGTTTGACGAGCTGGCGATGATCAAGTATCACCGGTTCTTTGACTACGGGCTCAAGCCGGCTTTGCGGGTCAAGCCGAAAAATAACGATCCCCGGCTGATGATCACCACGACCCCGAAAAAGATGCGGCTGCTGCGTGAGCAGCTGAAGCAAGCAGGAATCCACCCGGATAAGATCCACGTCACCAGGGCTCGCTCGGAAGAGAACCCGCAATTCGCGACCGGGGCTCTGGAGGACCTGCGCAGGACATACCGTGGCACCTACCTGGAGCGCCAGGAACTTGAAGGCGAGCTGATCGAGGAAGCGGATGGCGCTCTGTTCCGGGTGGAGGATTTCTCTGAATACCGGATCGAGCCTGGCGAGGAGCCGAAATTCCGCCGGATCGTCGTTGCCATCGACCCTGCGACAACTTCGTCGGACGCTTCTGATGAAACGGGAATCGTCGTCGCCGCAGAAGGCATCGACCATCATTTCTACACACTGGAAGACTGCTCCCTGCGAGCAAATCCCGATAGGTGCATGCAGGCTGCTGCGGCAGCTTACCACAGATGGGACGCTGACCTCATCATCGGGGAAAAGCAAGGTGTCGGGGACTACATGCGGGAAGCTCTCGCCAAGGTGGACCCGAATATCCCCTTCCGCTCGATCCCGGTCATGAAAGGCAAGCTGATCCGGGCGCAGTCTGTGTCCATCCTTGCCGCCCAGGGCAGGATTCACATGGTAGGCGCGGATTTCGACGCGCTGGAAGAGCAGCTCGCCTCCATGACCCCCGATGATGACCGGGGTCAGATGCACGATGACCGGGCGGACGCCTGGGTGTGGGCAATGCGGGAACTCACCGGGCAGAGCGCCGGATCTTTCAAGGAGATGTACGGGTTTTTCGCCTGCCCGCAATGCGGCGAGGATATCAACGAGCAGCTGGAGAAAAAGTGCCGGCACTGCGGTTACGTACCTCCGGAAAGAGCGCCCCTGAAAGTACGGGATCGTTCTACCAGGTGGTCTTCGGCGTATATGAAAATCTGCGATCAGGGGCATGAGTTCCCGATGCGGCTGACCTCCTGCCCGCAGTGCAGCACGGACCCGAACACTTATCTTCAGCAAGCCCTTGCTCTTTCCGGGGATAAGGGCTGGATATCGTATAATGGCGGCAAGAACCCGTTCGCCGGGAGGCGCATATGAACTATGAGTACTCAGGTGTCGTTGCTACAGGCGGCTGGATTCCTGCTGGCACGGCTAGCGCCAAATCGTGCCCGAACTGCGGGTACTGCCCGTGCTGCGGGAAAGCAGACGTCCCCGGAAAACTCACTCAGGTGCAATCAGACAGCACAGGTGGTGACTGAAGCCTCGGTGATCACCGTCGTCTGCACCCTGGACCCGCATGAAGGCGGGCAGCATTACGATGATGCCTTCTGCCTGGGATGGACAAAAGTACATGACTAAACTGACCTCGGACGAGAGAGAGCATCTCCGGAACACCGTTTTCCGGGAGCGCCCCGAGGAACTCTGCGAGGACTGCGGCGGGTTTCACCTTCGAGCCTGTCCCCGGATCAAGCGCCAGGTATGGATAGGCAACGGGAACAGGACCGAAGTCGAGTACTGGCGGCATGATGAGTACGACGACGAGGAAGTTATCTTCCCCGAGGATGTATGGAGTGATGATGAGTGAGCAGCCGGAGATGCCCGCTGACCCTTTCCTTCCCCCGGAGGAAATAGTAGCCATCATGACCGGGCTTAATCAGGTCCGCCAGGCTGGAGTCACAGCAGGGATGACCGAGAAAGCCGCCTCGGAATTCATCGCGGATGTCTTCGTCCGGCTGATGGCAAATGTACAAGTTGCCAATCCCGGTGTATGATGAGGATGTGTCATTCGCGGACGTCCCAGGAAACTTTCGCAGAGCTGGGCATACGACCGCAGTGACGCTTGACTTTATATACCGCTTATGGTAAATAGTTTATAGGAAGAATTGTGCCTGCATCTCAATTGCGGGCATTTTTTATGCCCTGGGAGCATCATGAGTTTCAAGGATCTCATTAGCTGGCTGGAGAAGAAAAGTAATGAGAATCCTGCCGAGGACGCTCCGCAGGAAGTTACCAGCTCTGGCGGCGTGAAGCTGCCCCCGATCAGCGGAGGAGTTCCCGTTGGCGAATAACCCGCTGCCTTATGACGCTTCCGTCATCGCGGCTGTCAATGCATTCACCGCGCTGCTGAACGGCGGCACCCTGGTGATCTACACCGGGTCCCAGCCCGCGCTGAACGGGTCGCTGACCGGAACCCTTCTCGCCACCCTGACATTTTCCGCGACTGCATTTCCCACGGCAACCGCTGCCACAGGCACTGTTACCGCGACCGCGAACGCCATCACCAACGGCATCGCAGGCAACACCGGCACCGCAGGCTACTTCGCGCTGGTCAGCAGCGGCTCGGCTACCGTCGCCACCGGCTCCGTGGGCACGTCCGGCGCAGATCTGAACCTGTCCACGCTGAGCATCACCTCCGGTCAGACGGTGAGCTGCTCCAGCTTCCTGGTCACCATGGCGGAGAGCTAAAATACAGATTCTTTCGCGCGGGCAAAGAAAGCTGCATTTAACTCCATCCTCAGGTGCCTGATCTGCGGCGTGTGCTCGTGAACGGAAAGACCCGCGATCTCCAGTGCGGCGGAAATCCGGGAATCCATGTGCCGCCAGCACAGGACAGCGCACTCCGGGCATTCCCCGATATCGGGGACCGGGTATCTCAGGGCATCAACCGGGACGATCTGCTGGGCTTCCAGGGACAGCTTCCGGCAGCCGCCCCCTTTGAGGCAGATGTAGGACCCGACCTGGTACCCGAAGGCGCACCAGGGCTCCGTGCAGTCCCGGAACTGCGGGATCACCTCCTCGTGAATCCCGTTGTCCTGCTCGATGGTCACCAGGTCATCTTTACCCCAGCGCGAGATCGTCTCCTGCCAGTAATGGTACTCATTCGCCCCGGTCCACACGATTTCCGCTGACGGGGCGTGCTGAGCTACCAGCTGGCGAGCCTCAGGCCAGTCTGCGGAATAAAAGTAACAGATGCGCATCTAAGGATCTCCTTGACTGACATTCCCCTGTACGACGAAGGCAACAAGCTTCTCGGGGAACTCCCTGCCCAGCTTACCACCGACGTGATCGACACAGCCGCAGGACAGCGCCTGGCGATGACCATCAGGACCCCGACGACGACGCTGACCGTGTTCCTCCAGGGCGCGGACGCGAAAAACTGGGCGAAACAGCTGACCGCCGAGAGCGCCGTCATGTCTGATTCAGGACTCATCACAGGAAAGGCTCCGGCATGATGCCCGTCCGTTACCCCCGGCACGCGGATGACCTGTCCATCTGCCTGGATCATTCCATCTGCGATAAGCCTCATATCGGCAAAGCCGAAGACTACCCAGTCCCGCCAAGGGAAGAAAACACAGCATCCCCCCAGGAGGGACCATGAGCTGGACCACGGGCACCCAGACAGAATGCCTGGGTGCTAACAACGCAGTCGGGAGTGCTCTTTCTTCTTTCACTACCGCTGCTGTCATGTCTCCGGTTACAGGCGCGGCTTATCTCCCGGCGAACTTCTTCCTGCCGTCCTACGGTATCGGCAAGTCGCTCTGGGTCAAGGCATCCGGGGTGCTGTCCACCACTTCCACCCCGACTTTCGGCTGGGCGGTATTCGCGGACAGCGCGCTGGGTACGGCAAGCCCGGCGAACCTGACCTCCGGCACTGCCGGGGTTCTCGCCACCACGGGACTGATCACCCAGGCAACCGGCACCAACATGCCGTGGGAGCTGGAAGTCGTGATCACCTGCATCACGACCGGCACATCCGCGACATTCCTGTCGGACGGAACGGTGAAAGTCTATACCGCGAGCACGTCAATCCAGAGCCTGCGGATGAGTTCTTCAGCATCCAACCCGAATACCACGAACACGATCGGCACCGGCGGCACTACGGCTGCCTGGTACATCGAGCTGGCGGCAGCCTGCGGTACATCCAGTTCCTCGAACTCGATTCAGTGCTATTCCTACATTTGCATGGGTCTCAACTAGCCCCGCGCCCTTCTTTAGGAGAAATTAATGTCCTGGACTACAGGCACGCAGACCGAAGCGCTGGGCGTCGGCACCGCTAACGGCTCTGCATACAACACCTCAACCACGCTCACCACGATCAGCCCGCTGACCGGCGGCGGTTACTGCCCCGCAAACTTCTGGCTGCCTTCTTACGGCATTTCCAAGTCGCTGCTGGTGAAGGCATCCGGAGTGCTGAGCACCACTTCCACCCCGAACCTGACCCTTGCCATTTACGGTGACACCGCGCAGAACACCCCGAGCGGTACCCCGCTGGCGACCACGGGCGCAGTTGCCCAGGCATCCTCGGTGACGAACGTCCCCTGGGAGCTGGACTGCGTGATCTCCAACGTGACCACCGGCTCCTCGGGCACGTTCCTGGCAATGGGCATCGTGAAGGTCTACACCGCGAGCACCACGATCCAGAGCATCCGGATTTCCTCCAGCTCCGCGAACCCGAACACCACCACCACTCTTTCCACCCTCAGCGCGTACTACATCGAGCTGGCGGCAACCTGGGGCTCTAACAGCTCCAGCAACTCCATCCAGGTGTACAGCTACGCAGTTCTCGGGCTGAACTAAAAAGAGGGGTTTACATTCTGGGAAAGGCGGTTTCATGCCTACCCAGACGTTCACCACCAGCGGCAGCTGGACCTTCCCGAGTAACTACGTCTCAGGATCGCTTACTGTCCAGGCCTGGGGCGAAGGCGGCAACGGAGCGAACGGGGCATCCGTCCACCACGGCGGCGCGGCGGGCGGCGGCGGTGAATTCGCCCAGGACACCCCGGACGGCACTGCCGGCACCACCGTCCTGACGATCACTATCGGCACAGGCGGCACCGGGACCGCTACCACAGTGACCGGCGGCACTCTCACCGTCACTGCGCACGCCGGGGCATCCGGCACCGGCACCACGGGCGGCGGGGCTGGCGGGAGCGGCAGCTCCAATACCGCTCACCTGAACGGCGGCAACGGCGGTAACGGCGGCAGTGCATCCTCGGGCAATGAAGGCGGCGGCGGCGGCGGCGGGTCCGGAGGTTCCGGCAGCGCCGGGGGCACAGGCGGAACCGGCTCCTCATCCGACGGCGGCACTGGCGGCTCGGCAGGAACAGGCACCCCCGGCGGGGCGGCAGGCGGTTCCGGCGGCTTGTCCGCGAACGCTGCGAACAACGGCAGCGCTCCTGGCGGCGGCGGTGGCGGGGGTGCCGGCAACAGCGGCGGCACTACTTCAGGTGCATCAGGTGCTGCCGGTCAGGTTATCCTCACCTGGTCGGTGGTCACCACTGACACCAGCACCGGGTCTCTCGCGCTTGCCCCGCTGGCGTTCAGCGCCACGGGCAGCGTCGTCACTGTCGTCACGGCAACCGGGAGTACCGCTCTCGCCCCGGTGAAGTTTTCCGGTACTGGCACTGTCGCGAACTTTGCCACCGTTTCCGGCGGTCTTCTCGCTATCGCGCCAGGACCCACCTGGTTTGATCTTTTCAAGCCAGGATTCCCCCGACCTCGCCCGCCGACGCCGCAGCTGGCGACAAAGCCGGTTCTCGGGTCTCTTGCTCTCGCACCGCTGGCGTTCAGCGGGGCAGGTAAAGTCCAGAACCTTTTCATTTTCGTCGGGCACTATGCGGTCAGCTACCCGGATTACGCGGATTTCAGCACCCTGGAGATGCTTCGCTGCGTCCCAGGCGGATCATATGACATGTACGTGGTCTCCTTCCGCGCAGGCTTGCTGGACCCGCCTCATGACGGGCGATGGCAGGGTGTTCCAGGTCTCGGGGATGAGGTCATCTTCGTCCCGGATCATTCGGAGGCGATGGCTGTCGCCCGGTCACTGAACGCGGATCTCCAGGCAGTGAGCGCCAGGGCTGTATACCAGCTGATCCAGGGAACCCCGGAAGTGAAAGAAGTCCAGCCGCAGCCACCGACAGAAGCCTCGGTGATGACTGCGCAAGCCAGGAACCTTAATGCTGAGCTGCAAGCCCGGATGTCTCGCGGGGAAAAAATCGGAGGATCATAAGTGTGGCTATTTTCTCTGCCGGCATCACCGAGGCGTACGTTACCAACAATGCCCAGAGCAAGCTGGTCGCGCTCCGGGACGCCCTGGAGGACGTGGAGAACTTCTATCTCTGGCTGTCCGCGTACACACTGAGCGACCTGGAGAGTCTCGGGTTCAGTTCTAACGACGGGCAGGCGATCCTTAATGCCTTCGCAGACGCTAATGCCATGTACCAGATCTACATGACAGGACAGCCCCCCGGAAGCTATCCGCAGCCGGCTTCTGACTATGTTTACGCTACCAGCCAGCGCGTGGTCATCGGTCCCCTTTCGTAACGAGGGGGTTACCCGGAAAAGGAGGAGGACCGGGTAGCGCTAAAGGAGGCGGGTTAGCGTGGCTTGGTCTTTCGTCCAGTCAATCGGCAGCGCTGCCCTTGCCAGCAGCCACGGCGTCACGTTCGCCAACAACGTTGCTTCCGGCAACAAGATCATCGTCGTCGTCACCGTTGCCAGCTCCTCCACCAGCGCGGTTACCACCAGCTCTGTCAAAGACGGTGCCAGCAACTCCTGGACGGCGATCGCCAACGAGCCGTTCACTGACACCCAGACCGGCGACAAGGGCAACGTCTCCATCTGGGCGCTGGATGTCCCCGCAGGGGACGTAGGCACCAAGCCGACGATCACCGCGACCGGCGGCAGCGGGACTGTCGTCATCGGCGTCCTGGCCTGCGAGGTCTCGGGGCTGCTCGCGGGCAACACCACCGCGATGGCGGACGGGACCGCAGGGGTATCCACCGGGGGCGGCGGGCAGGCGTCCACCACCAGCCCGACGTATTCCAGTACCGCAGCCAATGAGTTCCTGATCGCGGTCTACGGTGACTACGGCAACGGGACCACCTGGACGAACCCCTCGGGGTACCAGGGTGCCACCGCCGGACCGGGCAGCAGCGGCGCGGCAGAAGGCGTCAACGACAGCACCGACTGCAACATCGAGCTGGCGTACAAGAACTCCACGGACGGGTCCGAGACCGCTTCTTTCACCACCACGGGCTCCTCCAGCGGCTACGGCGAGCTTCTGGTCGCGTTCAAGCTGGCGAGTGCCGCCGCCCAGCCGTTCGACATCCCCAAGTTCGAGCCCGGTCCTTTCTGGCTCCAGCTGTTCAAGCCGGGACTGCCCAAGCCGAACATCCGGATGACCCCTCCGGGGGCACCTTCGATCGGCGCGACAGGCAGTTTCACGCTTGCCCCGCTGGCTTTTTCTTCCAGCGGGAGCCAGACCTCACCTGACGTACCGCAGATCTTTCCGGGTAATACCTGGTTCAGCCTGTTCAAGCCGTGGGCACCGACCCCTCCCCCGGTTCCCCCTGCGGTGCAGCAGGTCACCGCGAACGGCTCGTTCTCGCTGGCTCCTCTTGCTTTCGCGGGAACGGGAAGCCAGAGCAGCCCGGACGTTACCCAGATCAACCCCGGAACGACCTGGCTCTCCCTTTTCAAGGGCTGGGTGCCGAGACCTTTCCCGGTACCTCCTGCCGTCCAGGGCGTTAACGGGACAGCCAGCTTCTCGCTTTCCCCGGTAGCATTCTCCTCCCAGGGATCGCAGACTTCCCCGGACGTTCCGCAGTTCCAGCCGGGACCTTTCTGGCTTCAGCTGTTCAAGCCCGGAGTCTACAAGCCGGTCCCGCCGCCGCCTGCGGTCCAGAGCGTCAGCGCGACAGCAAGCTTCAGCCTTGCGCCGTTTGCGTTCAGCGCGCAGGGTAACCAGACCAGCCCCGACGTACCCCAGATTTTCCCCGGTACGACATGGTTTGACCTGTTCAAGCCGGGGCTTCCCCGGCAGCGCCCGCAGACTGCCACCCAGCAGGTCCTCGGGATCACATCCTCGGGGAACTTCGCCCTCGCCCCGCTGGCATTTTCGGCACAGGGTTCCTCAACTTCCCCGGACATGCCTCAGGTTCAGCCCGGTCCCTACTGGCTGAGCTGGTTCAAGCCGGGGCTGTACAAGCCGCTGCCGCCCGTTCCTGCGGTCCAGGGTGTCAGTGCCACGGGCAGCTTCACGCTGGCTGTGCTGGCGTTCCAGGCGCAGGGGAACCAGACTTCCCCGGACGTTCCGCAGGTCAATCCAGGCACTACCTGGATGGCGCTGTTCAAAGGCTGGGTTCCCAGGCCTTTCCCGGCTCCCCCGGCGTATCAGTCAGTTTCCGGGACCGGCAGTTTCTCCCTGGCAGCACTGAAATTCGCTGCCCAGGGGAACCAGACTTCACCCGATGTACCGCAGATCAATCCCGGCACGACCTGGCTTGGTCTTTTCAAGCCCGGACTGCCCAGGCAGCGCCCGGTACCTCCCGTTGCCCCGCCGGCGAGCGCATCGGCAAGCTTCGCTCTCGCGCCTCTTGCTTTCTCCGCGAGAGGCGCGCAGACTTCCCCGGACGTTCCGCAGGTAAATCCCGGGCCTTTCTGGCTGAGCATCTTCAAGCCGGGAATACCCAAGCCGCCTCCGGTTCCCCCGGCGGTCCAGAGCGTCCACGCGACGGGCAGCTTCTCCCTTGCCCCGCTGGCATTCCTGGCGAACGGCAGCGTTTTCACCCCGCTGGATGACCAGCCGCAGATCAATCCCGGTCCCCGCTGGCTGGCGTTGTTCAAGCACCGGCAGCGCCCGGTCCCCCCGGCGGTGCCGGCGGCCAGGACTGAATCGGGACCGTTCAGCATCTACCTGCCCGGCGGGTGCATCAAGTTCGGTCCTTTCAGGATCGGCATCCCGGCACCGCAGGTAGCCCTTCAGGGTTACGCCGGGCGTTTCGGCCCGCTGACGGTAGCACTGCCGTCTGCGGTGGTGTCGCTCACCGGGGTTCACACCCCGCCGTGGGCGGGCTTTGCCATCCCGCCGCTGCGGGTGTCCCTCACCGGGAAAATCCAGGGCGGCGCGTTCAATATCACGCTGCCGCCGCCGAAGACAGCGCTGACCGGGACGACGCTCCATGTTCATTCCGGGGCATTCAACATCTCGATGACCTGCCTGGGCGGCGGTGTCGGGCGTGTCTTCATCGCACTGGACCCCCCTCCGGACGCAGAGCCCGCGAACTGGACGCTCAGCCAGCCGGTCACCACCTGGAAGACTTACCTGCCATGGGAGGCGTGGAACGTGGGATATGCGACAGTAACTCTCTCGCACCTGAGCACGCAGTATGTGCTGATTCCCGTTTCCGCGACCAAGAACGGCAGTTCCTACAACCCTACATCCGATACCGTCCAGTTCGCTTTCGCGCCTACTCCGACGTATGTCCCGCAGAATTCAGACTGGGTGAGCGGGTCCTGGATCACTAACTCCAGTAACATTCTCTATCCTTATTCGGCGCAGTGCCTGGTGGGTCCGGGCGGCACGACGAGTCTCGGTCTGGGGACCTATCAGATTTACATCAAGATTTCCGATTCCCCCGAGACCCCGGTTCTCGTCGCCGGGCAGCTGGTGGTAACGTAAATGGAAGTCACACTGGGCGAGGTTTACCTTTCCTGGATCGCGGCGGAACCAGAGACCGCCTGGGAGGCTGGGTAATGTCTATCACCCTTTCCTCGACGTTTACTGACAACCTGCTCGGGACTTCGAGTACTGCGGGAGTCGCGGAGCAGATCGGGGCTGGCACGCTGGTGCTGTACGCCAGCGGCGGTTCTCCTCCTGCGGGACCTAATGAATCTGCTACCGGGACCGTCCTGGCAACATTTACGTTCAGCTCCGCTGGCAGCCAGGGATCTCCTTCAGCCGGCGCGATGACCATTGTCTTCAATGCGACCTCGGTGACCGCGACAGGTACCGGGACTGCCGATTACTTCCGCATCCTGAACTCCGGGAGCACTGCGCTGATCCAGGGCTCAGTGTCAACAACCGGGGCGGACTGGAACCTGTCCAGCGTCACCGTCAACAGCGGGGATAGTGTCGCGATCACCGGTACCCCGAGCATCAGCTGGGTCGTTACCTGATCCTTCGCAGCAGGAATTTTTTGCTTTGCAGGAGAGTGAACAGCTTCCGGAGACTGAAACTGGCTGACGACATGGGGTGCTCATCAGCGGACGGGACGTTCCTCGCGTTCGGGCCTGACAAGAAGCTGCCGCAATTGCTCTCCTGGCTGCATCTCCTGGAAACGCAACCGTCCCTGTTCAGCTAGCGGACATGCCATTGCTTCACATCATGGGCCGGCTCGAAGAACACCGTCCTCCGAAAATCCTCCCGCAGTTCCAGCAATCTATCATTATCAAAGGATAACATGGCTCGTCCGGGCGCGATCGTCAACGCACTGAAAGCTATTCCCCCGAGTTCCGGCAGGTATTCCGCCGGTCCGGGAATCGGGGGAACGGGCAGGCTCAGCCCCGCTATGCTCGAATCTTACGGGAACAGCTATCTTCAGGCGTACGGACCCTACCTGGACCGTCCTGCGCAGATCTTCTCTGACGGCGCTTTCGCTCCCTCGCCGCCGATTATCCCCACTCCGGTGGATCAGCCCTATCCGGGAGCTACGTATCCTTCTCCCAGGTACTGGCCGTACCGTCCGGCATGGAACCTGCCCACTCCTCCGGGTACCGAGGGGCTGAAACTCGCCTCCTTCGACCAGCTCCGGACTCTCGCGCAGAAATATTCTGTCGCGCGGGCATGCATAGAGCTTCGCATGGAGGAGATCCGTGGACTGGAATGGAAAATCGACCTCACCACCGACGCAGCGAAAGCATACAGGGACGATCTGGGTAAGCGGAAGGAACTCGGGGAGAAAATCGGCAAGTTCACCCGCTTTTTCCGCCGCCCGGACCCTGATTTCTGGAATTTCGACTCCTTTCTCAACGCCTTCCTTGAGGAAATCTTCGTCTATGATGCCCTGAGCATCATTTTCCGCCCCAAGTTCGGCGCTTCTTTCGGGATGGGCGGCAGGGGACTCCTCGGAAGCGACCTGGACAGCCTCAGACTCATCTCGGGACCCACGATCCGTCCCCTGATCGATCTGCACGGCGGCAAGCCGGTGCCCCCGGCTCCTGCTTACCAGCAGTTCCTCTACGGGGTACCCAGAAGTGATTACATGACGATCGCGATGGGTACCGATATCGATGACGCAGGGCTGCTCGGGGCGGAAGTGAACGATTTCAACGCCGACATCATGCTGTACGCTCCCTACTGGGCGACACGAGAGACCCCGTACGGGTTCCCCCCGGTGGAAAGGGCTCTGCTCCCGATCATCGCCGGGCTCCAGAAGCAGGAATTCCAGCTGGATTTCTTCTCTGAGGGGTCAGTTCCCGCTGTCTACATCTCGCCGGGGGATAACAACATCTCCCCGACGCAGATTTCCGAGCTTCAGAGCGCCCTGAATGCCATCGCGGGCGATCCGGCGTATCATCTGAAGGTGGTTGTCCTCCCGCCGGGCAGCAAAGTCGAGCCGCAGAAGCCGATTGACCTTTCTGATGGCTTCGACCTGCTTGTCCAGACTCAGGTGTGCTGCGTGCCTGGTACAGAAGTCATCACCAAGCGCGGGCTGGTGAAGATCGAAGACATCAGGCGCGGCGATATCGTCCTGACTCATCGAGGGAACTGGCGTCCCGTCCTGAAGCGGATGATTAATCCTGTGCACGAGCCAGTGCGGCGCATCAAGGCGAATGGCTTTGATGCTCTTGAGGTCACGGGAAACCATCCGGTACATTCGGCTCATTATAACCAGACCGCTGCTCATCGGCAAGTACTGGACGAGGCTCGCTGGGTCGCTGCGCGCGACTTGCTCCCGAAGCGCTCTCGCGGGGAATTTGACGCACAGACGCTCCCGGTTCCCGCTTTCGGCCCGATCGGCGGTTCATTGCGCATCGCGGATCACGTTAAGGGTAATCGTTATCATGTCTGCGAGAATAACGACCGCCTTGAGCATGGCCGCAGTGACGTTCACTCTCTCCCGGCGCAGGTTCCTTTTGATGCCGCCTTCGGCAGGCTGCTCGGCTTCTATATGGCTGAAGGAAGTTCCTGCAATGGGGAGATCGCCTGGTATTTCAATGAGAATGAGACGACCTATCACGAGCAGGTTATCACTGACCTGATGGCGGTTTTCGGAGTTCCCGCTAAGCTGCGGCATCGTCCTGAGCATCATGTTACTGCCGTGGAATGCCAGAATGCGATGCTTGCCGAGCTATTCTCGTGCGGAACCGCGAAAAACAAGCACCTGCCAGAGTGGGCATGGAAAGGATCACGAGAGTTTTTCGGGCAGTTGCTGTGGGCATGGGTTGCCGGAGACGGGAATCTTACTCAGAAGGGATGGCGCGGCAGGACCGCTAGCCGCACCCTTGCCTGGCAGATGCGCCTGGTAGCCCTGATGTGCGGATTGAAGCCCCAGCTGCGACGGGACCGCCAGCCTGCCTCGTTCATTCAGGGGCGTGAGATTTCCAGAGGGGAAATCTATACAGTCGAGGTAATTCTCGACCCGCAGCGCCCTGGGACGTACCGTGTTGAGACTGAGGGAACGGACGCATTCCTTACTTCCCCCGTCCGATTGAACGAGCCGTCCTCTTACGATGGAGATGTTGTCTATAACCTTGAGATCGAAGGTGACAACTCGTATGTTACGACCGGCGGCACTGTGCATAACTGCATGGCATTTGACGTGCAGCCGATCGAGCTGGGAATTCTCCCCAACATCGGCAGCGCCGGCACCGGAGGGGGAGCCAATGCCTCCGCTGTTCGCGCCGCCGGACAGGAAGCGCGTGATATCAAGTCACGCAAGTCCACCAAGCCGCTCCTCAAGTTCATCTGCGACATTTTCAATTACGTCATCCAGGACATCTGCAAGGAGCCGGACCTTCAGTTCTCCTTTGAAGGTCTTGTCGATGACGATGACAAGCAGCAGATCACCGAGCTGGGCGTCCAGCAGGTGCAGAACGCCATTTCCTCCATCGATGAGATCCGGGAGCGTCTCGACCTGCCGCCGTGGGGGCTGAACGAGACCCAGGAGCCCGTTGTCTTCACTGCGCAGGGTCCCATCCCGCTGTCGATGGCACCGCAGCTGATCGCGGCGGCGATGCAGGGTCCCGCCGGGGGTCAGGGCACCAACAGCGGGCAGAAGACCGGGAACACCTCCAGCAGTACCTCCAGGCAGCCCAGGGTGCGCCAGGGGGGTCAGACGAAGCCGAACGGCTCTCATCCCGCCCCGATCACAGGACACCGGGAGAATCCCACTGGAGCCCATGCGGCGGCATCCGGGGCGGTGCAGTCCCCCACCCCGAGGACCGGCGGCACCACCTCAAGGTCTTCTGTCGCCGGGAGCCGCAAGAAGGCTGTTGACTCCGAGCTGGAGGCGCTGAAGCGTCATCTCCGCAAGGGGCGCTCCATCACCACCTGGGAACCGTTCAACATCGGTAACGGTGCCCTGGGGATGATCGCGGAGGATATCGCTAAAGGTGTTCTTCTCGACACCGCGATCGAGCGTGCTCGCGACATTTCCCTCAGGGATGAGGAATTCATCACCCGCAGGATGGGGTCCGGCGGCAGCGGGGATTCCGTTATTGCCAGGGATGAGCTGAGAACCAGGCAGTTCCCCGGCTGGGAGAGAGACCTCGGTCTGGTCGGTGCCTATACCGAGGAGATCAGCCAGGCATTCCAGGACGCTGAGATCAGGGGCAGGGAACTCCGGGCGAAGGCAGCATCCGGGAACATGTTCGTCTCCGCCGGCACGCTTCACGGTCTCATCAGCGATACCATCAAGGACACGTTCCTGAAGACGATGACCCCGCTCTGGGAAAAGGGGTGGTCGCTCGGCTACGAGTCTGCGGTCCAGGTGATGGGAACTACTGCTACCCGCTCCAACCCGTCAGCCCTCCAGGGGTTCCTGGACACCGAGGGCACGCACTGGCTGGAGCAGATCGCGAGAACGGGTCTCGGCAACTCCAATGCGCGCAGCGAGGTTATCGCCAGGACCGAGGTGGCAAGGGCGATGAACGCCGCTGCCATCCAGGCCTACCGGGACAACGGGGTCCAGTACAAGCACCTCCTTGTTGCCCCCGATGATCTCTGTGATATCTGCGTGGCAGCCAAGGAAGAGGGAGATATCCCGCTCGATGCCATCTTCCCCGGAGGGGGACTCGGCGGGCCTTTCCACCCGAACTGCCGGTGCATGCCAGCACCTTCCGGTTTTACCGCAGAACCTCCCCAGGCGCACATCGGGAAGCGTTACATTACCGAGGATGAAGCTCGCAAGAAGGCACGGGAAGACCCGGACCGTCTTGGCTGGCTGCTTCTCCGCGCGAAAGATGAAGACGGGAAGTATCGGTTCCTTCTCCAGCAGCGCAATGACGGCACCTGGGGCATGCCCGGAGGCGGTCTTCATGTTGGCGAAGATCCCTGGCTGGGTGCCCTGCGGGAAACCGAAGAGGAAATCGGGGATCTCCCGGTCCAGCTGGAGTGCGTCGGGACTTTCCATCACCTGGAAGAAGGTCAGAAGATCCAGGCGTACGTTTACCTGTGCGATGTTCCTTACTTCAGCCCCGCGATGAACGGGTCCACTCCCGAGGAGACCCAGGGTGCCGCCTGGTTCAGGAAGAAAGAAGTCGGTCACCTGAACCTGACTCCCAAATTCAAGGATGACTGGGAAGATTCGGTTCACCTGAAGGATAACGCCACCAAATCCCTTCAGCGGATGGCAACCGAGAACGGGGAGATTGTCGTCCGGGAACCGTACGGAGCGGGCACCGGGTCCAACTGGCCGTACCCGAGAAGATCAGATGGCTCTCCAGCCCTGGACGGACCTGACGGGCGTCCCGTCCCGCAGAACAACCGTCCTGGCGGCGGTCAGGTCCAGGGGGAAATGGGTGCTATCGAGCCCCCGTTCATCCAGGATGACCTTTCCAGCAGGGTCTCGGGGTCTGTTTACCCTCGGGGCAGCAACGATGAATCTCAGCCTCGCCGCAGAGGCAAGGGAACTCCCGCCAGGAAGCTGCCGCATGGTCCCGGTGAGCAGTGGCCGGAGCACGAACAGCCTGATTCTCCTGGAATCGGTGCCCAGATCGTTCCCGGCGGCAATATCAAGCAGTCAATGAAGCCGGTCACCGGGTCAGTCCCGGCGCAGGCTCCGAAACCTTACAGTCCCCGCGCGGGACAGCCGGAAGTTTTCGACCCGGCAGATACCGTTGAGCAGCTTACCGAAGAAGGAAACGTTTCACCTCCGCCGCAGAAGAAGTGAGGCATCGTGGATGATCTCATGCTCATGATGAACCTCTCCAGGTGGCATGACATCTACCTGACCAAATCCAACCGGGTGGATATCTTCCGGCTGCTGGGTACCCAGGATCAGGAACTGAAAACCCTGGAATGGGACTGCTGGATGCTGCGCAGGGATGCGTACCGCACCCTGGTGAAGCTTTACGACGGCGGCGGTGATGAAAGCTATGCCCGGTTCTGGGCAGAGAAATTCGGCTGGCGTTTCGATCAGCTCCGCAGTCCCAGCATCCGGGACTGGCTGTGCAAGAATGATGATGCTGCGCTAGCCGACCCCGCCAAGCCCGGCGGTCCCTCTGACTACAGCGACCCTAACCCGGTAGATGCTGAGCACGTAATGAACATGATGCGCTCCAACTTCCCCGAGGATGCTGTCGAGTGGGTTATGCGCGCAAAGTGGACCGGTCCCGTGCAGGTTCCCTGGGAGCGCATCGACAAGGATGATATCGAAGGCTGGGCGGCTTCCCACCAGCCTGATGCAGTGAACCGGTTCGCGAAGGACATCAAGGCGGGCACCGGGCATACCAACCCCTCGGTTCTCATCCAGGATAACAATACCCCGAAGGCGATCATCATCGACGGGCATCACCGGGCACTGGCGCACCACAAGCTGGGGCAGCCGGTGCTGGCATACCTGGGGCAGATAGATGCCCGGGATCGTCAAGCGGCTGAGGAAACGCATTCCAAGCAGGTTCACAGCGGTGCCGATCCGGGAAATGTATAATAAATGAGCTTGCCGCTTGCGCAATTGAAAAGAGTGTATTAAAATGCGCATAGGGGACTCTTGTCTTGACCAGGAGGTTTCGTGAAGCTGTGGGAATTCGAACGGCTCTGCAAGACTGAATGGGAAAACGGCAACGGTGATGTCCGGGCGCTGTGGCTTCTCGAAGACAGCCTGAAAGAACTCCAGGCAGATATCACCAGGTATTCCCTCAAGGGCGGCGGTCAGGCTCTTCCCATTCACGTTGAGGACCTTCCCAGGCTCCGTGAAGGCGGCTACCCGATGTACGTGGTCAACCCGTACACCCGCATTGATCCCAAGCGCCGGGGCGAGTGCAAGCTGCACATCTGCCGGGATCAGGACATGGCGGATGTCTTCTTCCCTGACGGGAAGTTCGAAGCCCACGTCCTGAGCCGCAATGGCTAAGTGGCACATCTGTTCCCGCTGCAAGCTCGGCTTTTGCAGTATCTGCACCAGCAGGGCATGTCAGTGCAGCCATAAAGACAGACGAAAATGAATGATAACGAGAAAGCTCCTGAGCATATCAGGAAACTCCTCAGGAAGCCGGTCCGTATTACCAGAGGCAGTTGCCCCTGGGACGGCACGCTGTCTGCTTATCACGAGGGACCGGTCGTCGTCGTTTCCGGGTGCATTTACCGTGGCACCGGGGGCGGCATGAATGAGGGCATCCAGATTTTCCCTGCTGACTGGCAGATCGAGGAGCGGGAAGTTCCCCCGCCGCCGCAGCCGTGCCCTCATTGCGGGCAGACCCCGTGGAAACTTGTTCTGCGGTTAACTACGGGAGGCGTGTGGATAAGTCCGCGCAGACCCCCGAGCTTGCTTCTCATCACGCCCCGATCGGGCACGAGGGACTCTGGCATACCCCGAGCAAGAAAGTCCCGGAAAAACAGCAGCTCCCGGCGTATATCCAGAATATACGTAATGCCCTGATGCGCAGCGGGCATGACGAGCAGTCTGCGCACGCCCTGGCAGTAGGCGCAGTGCAAAGGTGGGCAAGTGGCAAAGGGAAAGTCCACCCCGAAGTCAGGCAAGCAGCACAGGCAGCCCTCGAAGAATGGGAAAGGCTCAAAGCCTCCCACCACTGACCCCGTGGTAACGCTTCTCGTCCTTGCCCGGTGCCTGAATGAGCTGGAGAAAGCCGGGCTGCGCCCCAGACTGAAGCACGGGATCGTGTTTACGGATGCAGGATATGTCCTGGATATTAAGGATCGATGGGTTGCGCGTCCGCTGAAGAAGCTAGGTAAATGATCGCAGCGGCGAGCAGCTCAGGATCATCTCTGAAGTGCCCGAGACCAACATTGCAGCTGTGACAACAGAGCCCTCTCATTCTCCGGGCTTTGTGGTCGTGATCGAGCATCAGCAAACTCCGTGATGCATCTTTCTCTAGACATTTACATATGGCGCACTTACCATCCTGTGCCTGATAAAAGTATTCGGTAAGTTCCTTATGATGCCTGTAACATACTCCGGCTTTATATACTCGCCTGCTGCACCCATCTTGGATACAGGTAATGGTTACCGGCTTCAGTTTGGTGGCAAGCGGATCACCGTATTTTTGCCAGCGCAGGTAGTGAGCTGTGCACCATCCGCGTGAATTTACGATCTTGCCGCAGTCTTCGACGGCACATTGGGCTGGTGGCTTAAGCTGGCGCTCACTTACGTCGGTAGTACCTGTTCTCAGCCAGCGACCGTAATGAGTAGAACACAGGCCGCGTGCTTTACAAAGTTCTACACAGTCTGCCACAGAGCATATCTGCCCGAGATTCTTATGAAATTCGTCAGGATTACGCACCCTGATATTAGGATCACCGTGCCTGCGCCAACGCTGCCAGTGCATATCGCATAGCCCGCGACCCATGACGATCCGGTCACAATCTTCGATGGTGCAGATCTTTGGCGGCTGAAAATAAGTTGTGCGATTCGGATCACCATTGCGCTTCCAGCGCTGATAGTGCTTTCCGCAGAAACCCCTGCCGGCAACCTTACCGTCACAATCATCGACGGTACACGTTTTGCCTGTCATATTCCAAGAATACATCAGGAGATTTGTGGCTGCAACCCTTACCGACTCAGGTGAGCTGACTTACTTCTCGTTTGGTATCGAGAAAATAGAGAGCACCCCTGACGGCGACCTGATGGTTTTTGGTCGTGCTTCGGATGGCTCCGTCGATTCAGATCAGCAGATCGTGGATCCCAAGTGGATGGCGAAAGCTATCCAGGAATGGATTTCCACCGGCCCGAATCTCAGGGTTCAGCATAACCCCCAGCGCGATCCCGCTGGTGTCGGACTTACCGCAAGCACTGATGCAGACGGTGCCACCTGGGTGAAGGCTCTCGTGGTGGAACCCGTCGCCAAGCGCCTCGTCTCCAAGGGCGCTCTTCGTGCGTACTCCGTCGGGATCTCCCGCCCCACTATCGAGCGCGATGTAACGGGCAAAGCTCGTGGCGGGATCATCACCGCCGGCTCGCTGGCAGAGGTCAGTCTGGTCGATCGGCCTGCAAACAAGAACTGCGGAGTTCAGCTGGTCAAGAACGCGGGGACCGAGTACGTGAACGAGGTCTTCGGGGACCAGGACACCATCCAGAAGATGCTGGGCAGCACCCTGGATCAGGTTCCGATCGTCCCGGACATCGACCAGTTTGAGGCGCCCATGACCGACTTCAAGTTCACCCCGAATGATCTCGCCAAGATTGTCCGCGACAAGATCATCGAGGAGCACTACTCCGATCTCGCGATCAAGGCGATCATCGAGGCTGAGTCTGCCGTCTACAAGCGTGACGTCAACACCGCCGAGCGGCGTTCTCTCGCTTCTTCAGGACGTGCGCTCCCGGACGGGAGCTACCCGATCGCGAATGCCGGTGACCTGCACAACGCTGCGCATCTCGCGGCAACAGGTCACGGCAATGCGGAAGCGGCGAAGCGCCTTATCGCCAGAAGGGCACAGGAACTCGGTGTGGCAAACCCGCTCGATGAGCAGACAAAGGCAGAAGAGACTATCTCCGATGTCGCTGTCCCGGATGCCGTGAAGGATCAGAACGGCGAGTCAGGTCCCAGCGTGCCCCCGAAGATCCCTGGCAGCGGCGCAGTCGGGGAGCCCCCGGAAAGCCCGGCTCCGGAGAGCGCGGAGAGTGCCTGCAAGGCTGACGATGAGGCTGTCAAGGCTGCCAAGCCGATGGCAAAGCCGAAGAAGGGCAAGAAGGGCAAGTCCCTCCCGCCGTGGCTGAACAAGCCGTCTTCGGACGCCGATGACTGCAAGGTCGATCACGTTCACACCGAGAAGTGCCACACCGATCCTAAGACTGCTTCCGGCGCACGCGAGGCTGCCGATATGCAGCCTGCTCCTGTCGGTGAGCTGATGGAGTCGCCCGCGAAGCCGCACATGAAGTTCGAGGCTGAGACGGCGCTGATGCGGTTCAAGACGATCGGGATCGATGCCGACATGGGCATCCTGCATGATCTCACCTGCCCCGCGTTCCACCCGGATGAGGTATCCAAGTACTTCCCGTACGCGGACTTCTCCATGATCGATGAGAATGTCTGGTCGCAGAAGGCACTCACCGCCGCTGCCGGCAAGTCTCTTTCCCAGGCAATGGAGGCACAGCAGGCGTGGCAGGCTGCCACCGTCCTGAAGAATGCCGAGCCCGCCGATCTCTACGAGTTCCGGATCTTCCAGTACAAGGCATTCCGGGATGCCAATCCTGGTCCTACTTCTTTCCCGACACCGGGCGCGATGAGCGCTCAGCGGTTCTGCCGTCCTAACCTCGGCGGCGGATCGGGACACTCCCAGGATTCCTCCGGTTACGGTTCCCCGAACAGCGCCCCGCAGGTGGCAGCGAGCGCTCCCAACGCGCAGCATTTCGACCGCCCGCCGCTGGGTTCCGGGCACCAGTCCCCGAGCCCGAGCTTCATGAAAGGCGGCTTCGAGTACCCCGCAGAGCAGGGCACTCCGGTTCGTCTCACCTACTCCCAGCTGGAGAACGACAAGGCGCGCAGGGCACTGGTCATGATGCACGATCACCTTCAGCACCAGTTCCCGCAGGGCTGCCCGATGGTCGAGCAGGACGCCTACCGCGTGGAGCAGCCCGCTCCCCAGGTGCCTGCCGTCGTCGGGATCGGCAAGTCCGAGACCGCCGCGATGGACCCCGAGATCATTCTCGGGGACGTGCAGCGGTATATCGCCAAGCTGGAGAAGAAGGTCCGTGCCGGACTGATCACCGAGGACCAGGCTCGCGCCAAGCTGTCCAAGAGGACCGCCGAGAAGTACGCCGCTTCTGTCTCCGCTCAGGTGCAGAAAGGCATTACCTCCCGCGACGAGATCCTCAAGGCGCTCGGGCTGCCGCCGGAACTCATCATGCAGAAGGCGCAGCCTGCGGAGGCGCAGGTTCCCGTGCCTGAAACATTCGGTGCCCGTCAGGGTGACGACGTGACCAAGGGGCTCAGCCCTGAGGTCATGAAGACCATGATGTCCGAGATCCTGGAGCCTTTCCAGGCGAAGATCTCGGCTCAGGAAGAAACCATCAACGCCTATCAGCAGCGTGAAGCTGAGCGGGATGCCCAGATCGCGCAGCTGCTGGAAAACAACAACCGGAACAACCAGCGCTGGGAAGACCTCGCCAACAAGGCAGATCCCAGCACTGAGGCGTTCCACGGACTGGCGCTCAATCCGCTTGTCTCGCGCCCGGCGGGCGTAGTGAAGCAGGCGGAGGCGCACAAGGCACGTGCCGACGAGATGATGCGGCGCGAGCTGGAGCACTCAGCGCGGACTAGCGAGAATCCTGCGGAGCGGGAAGCTGCCTGGACCGCCCTTTACAAATTGCAGGGAAACCAGTAAAAAACAGCTTTCTCGAACAGGAGAAATTGTATGGCGGATATCCTTACCGCTACTGAGGATGTTTCGGCTCCTCAGATGGGTGCAGGCGCACCCGTAGGCGCAGTGAATGCCCAGATGGGGCAGGCTGCCCGCAGAAGCGACTACGAAGCCCTCTTCAAGACCAAGGCGAAAGACCTGGTTAAGGGTGTCGGTCATGTCACCAACCGGGGCGTTCCCCTGCGCGATGACATCGACACCGGGGAGATCATCACCAAGGCAACCCAGGCGGCTCTTGACGTCCGCACCGCGACCATGCGGGGTACCCGTGACACCGACGCGGTGATGGCGGGGTTCTCGACGGACTTCATGCAGCATTCCCGGTTCGCCCCGATCAGCTACCAGCTGAAGCGCTCGTCTGACATCCAGAAGAGCTTCACCGCCGGGAACCAGGGGTTTTCGGGTACTCCGTACGGTTTGGTACCCTTTGACCTGCTTGCGCCCTCGCGTCTGATTTACCCGGTTTATACCCTTTTCCGCAACAAGTTCCCCCGTCCTGCGGGTCAGGGTGCCTCTCGCCAGGTCTACGGCCTGCTCGGGATTTCCGGTTCCCAGACCGGCGGTCAGGGCATCGTGGACATCTCGATGGCCGAGGTGGTCAGCACTTCGAACAACAACTTCAGCACCCAGGGCAACTGGCCGCTGAACCTGCCGAAGACCGGTTCCCAGACCGAGTTCAAGCTGAACGTTCCCTACCGGTTCTTCGGGCTCACTGAGTCCCTCAGCTGGCTTGCCCAGTTCGAAGGGCAGGGCTTCGAGGACATTTCCGCGCTGGCGAACCTGGTTCTCCTCCAGGAAATGATGCTCGGTGAGGAATACCAGCTGATGGCTGGTTCTTCACAGAACCTCCCGTCTGTTCCTGCTGCTACCGTCAGCACCCGTACCGCCGGCTCTAACGAGACCGCGATCACCGGGTACACCACCAACGTCTCCGTCTGGGTGACCGCGCTGAACTTCTTCGGTGAGAGCGTCGGCACCAACAGCTCGGCGGCGACCATTTCCGCCGGGCAGGTCGCGGACGTGACCATTACCCCCGTCGCGGGTGCCCAGCAGTACAACATCTACGTCGGGACCAGCTCTGCCGGTTCCACCCGGACGAGTTACTACCTCCAGGCTGGAACCTCAGTCCAGTCTTCAGTCTCTTACAGCGGCTCCCAGACCGCGAACGCCATCGGCGGGCTTCGGTTCACCATCCAGGGTGCGCTGGCGACTGCCACTAACCCCCCGTCCGCAGACTCCGGGACTGGCGGCGCTAACCGGATGGAAGGGCTGATCCCCACCCTGACCGGGCTTTCCTCCACCGGTTCCGGTCCCTATGCCAACGTTGGCTTCGAATCCAGCAACGTATGGAAGGGCGGGTATGTCAACCAGGCTGTCGGGACCCATCTGAGCACCAACGCGATTTTCACCGCACTGGATGCCCTGTGGGAGAACAACGGCCTGAACAACGTCGCTCCCGGCGTTTACAAGGCTGACCCGACTGAGATCGTTGCCGATGGCGGCGACCTCATGCGGCTGGCAAACGACATGCTGCTCCAGGGCAACTCCCTGAACTACCTGCTGAACATCTCCCAGGACCAGATCAGCGGAATCCGTGCCGGCGCGGCTGTCGCGGAATTCGTCAACCCGGTCACCCGGAGCACCGTGAAGCTGACTGTTCACCCCTGGATGAGCCAGGGTACTGCGCTGCTGATGAGCTACCAGCTCCCGCAGACCTGGAGCCACGTGGATAACGCGTGGGAGATGACCGTGGTTCAGGACTACATCTCCGTAGCCTGGCCGGTCATTGACGCGACCTTCCGTTACTCCATCTTCCTGCTCGGAACCCTCGTTGCGCACGCGCCGATGTACTCCGGAATTCTCCAGGGTCTTCAGGTAAGCGACGTCACGCCTTACAGCTGATCACCGGAAGCAGGGTGCCTTTCCCGGCACCCTGCTTTCCTTCCCGGCAGCGGCAATGCCGCACATTTCATCACAGAGAAAACAGGAGACATGTGGCAATTTCCGTTGCCTGGCAGACCACTGCTACGTTTACCACCACCACCTCGCTGTGGACGGTCCCGAGTTCCGGTAACTTCGGTACCTATGCCCGCGACCTGGCGATCACCAACTCCGGGACGGCGGTTTGCTATGTCTCGTGCGGATCGGCAGTAACTTCTGCCGTTACCACGAGCAGCTTCGTGCTTCCCGCCGGGGGGACTATCCTGCTCACCCAGTGCCAGGTTCCCGCCGGCTCGATCATTTTCGGGTGCCAGTACGTGGCGACCACCACTTCCCAGGTGTCCATCGGTTTCGCGACTAACGTCGCGTACATCTGATTCTCCAGGCTGAAGAGAGAATCCTTCACCTTTAAGGAGAACATATGCCAACCCTGCCTCCGGGTTCTGCCAACACGGTAGCGCCCGCAGTCAACGCCACCTGGGTGTTCACGCCGACCCCGAATGTCACCGCCTCGGTGAGCATCTGGAATAACGGCACCCACAATGTCTACGTCGGCAAGTCCGGGGTCAACCAGGCAGACGGGATGCCGCTCGCGCCTGGCAACAGGCCGATGCGGCTCCAGAACATCCTGTTCCCCCTGTACGTGTGCAGCGACGTGACGGTGGGTTCCTCGATCTCCACCACGAACGCCGCTTACACTGCCGGCACGACCACGATCGTCACCGCCTCGTCCATCGCCACCGCGACGTACGGCGCGGGCGCGGTCCTGATCATCGGCAGCACGGTGAACACCAGCTGGGAATCCGTCCTGGTAACCAGCATCAGCGCCAGCGGGACCACCGTGGTCACCTCGGCGCTGGTCAGTGACCACGTGAGCGGTCAGCCTGTCTACGCGGGTACCGCCCTGCCCGGCGCGGTTGTCGTGCAGGCGGGAGTTGTCTGATCAAAGCCTGGCGGCCTGAAAAACCGCCAGGCTTTTTCAGGAGGTTCAAGTGAGCAAGCTGGTCACGGTGGTCACCCCCACCTGGAGGCGTCCCCGGACCCTTGCGGAATACACGATCCCGAGTGTCGCGTGCCAGACTTACTCTCCCGTTGAGCACCTTATCGTCATCGACGGGAAAGATCCCGACTCGGAAAGAGTTCTCCAGGAGAACGGATACTCTTTCGACGGTGAGTTCCGCCGCATTACCTACCTGGGGCGGAACTGGACCAGCTATGCCACCGAGAAGAATTTCGGCGTGGCTGCCCGCCTGGTGGGCAGTTTCATGGCTGCCGGGGATTACATCGCCTACCTGGACGATGACAATGCCTGGATGCCGCATCACCTGGAAACCCTCATAGGCATTCTCGAATCCGAGAACGTAGATTTCGTCACCACCTCCTGGTATATGCACCAGGAAGGCGGCGAGCGCTGCGGCTGGGCACCTCCGGGCGGGACTAATACCGACGCCTCGGCAATCCTCTGCCGTGCCGATATCCTGAAGAAAGGACCGTCCTGCTCCTGGCAGTTTGACGGGACCTGCTTCGAGGGAAAGCTCATGGAGCGGTGGATAGCAGCCGGCTGCACCTGGCGGCACCGGGATGAGCCCACGTACATTTACCCTAGAGGTCGCTTTGGCGCTCCGGATTAGTGTAGAATTGTCACGTGATCTGGGATTGCTTTCTTTTCAGCGGCGAGCTGGACATGCTGGAATGCCGGCTGACGGAACTGGACAGCCTGGACTGCAAGTTCATCATCGCTGAGTCGGATGTTACCTTCCAGGGCAAACCCAAGCCCTTGTATTTCCTGGAGAACCAGGAGCGGTTCGGTCCCTGGAAAGACCGGATCATCTACGGGATAGCCGGCGTTCCCGAGACGGATAACCCCTGGGAGCGTGAATACGCGCAGCGGGGTTCTCTTCTCCTCTCGGCACTCGGGCACGCGAAACCTGACGACCTGATCATCTTCGGGGACGTGGACGAGATTCCCCGGCAGAAGGCTTTCACTCCGGGAACTGCCCTGGAGATGCGTCACCACCTGTTCGCTGCCGACTGGGTTCACCCTCAGCCGTGGCGCGGCAGCGTGATTACCAAGCCGCTGGGGCTCAAGCCCGAGTACGGCAGGTGGCTCCGCGACCGCAGATGGGCTTGGCCTGTGGTTCCTGATGCCGGATGGCACCTATCCTGGTTCGGCGGGACCGAGGCAGCGAAAGAGAAAGCGCGCTCGTTCTCCCACACTGAGTTCACGGGCAAGGTGTGCAGATGGCTGGATGAAGGTCACTGCCTCGAAGACGGGCTCGTCTGGGATGATCATCAGAACCTGGCAGTTCAGCAGGCAAGAGCAGATATCACGGAAGCCCCGCGCTGGATCCGTGAAGGCAAGTGCCCGGAAAGCTGGCGGAAGAAGGCATGATGTGGCGGAGACGAGCACGCCGGCGGCATACCGAGAGAGCCCGCAAGAGTAATACTTGCAGTCATTACAGATGTTCCCGTAAAGGCTTTCCCTACTGCGACAGGCATGATGCACCATGAAGATTCTGGTTACCGGAGGAGCAGGGTTCATCGGATCCGGGGTATGCGCGGAGCTGAGGGCGCGAGGTCACGAGCCGGTTATCTTCGGCAGGACTCAGCGCCCGGAGACAGAATCGATCCTGGGGGACATACGTGACGCTACAGCGGTCACAGAAGCCGTGGCGCACGCGGATGCATGTATTCACCTCGCCGGGGTGCTGGGGACCTCTGAGACGATCTGGAACCCGCACCCGGCCGCGGAAACGAACATTCTCGGGGGACTTAACGTCCTGGAAGCCTGCGCCCAGTACCAGACGCCCCTGGTGAACATCGCGGTGGGCAACCATTTCGAGAACTCCACCTACTCGATCACGAAGACCACGGTGGAACGGTTCACGAAGATGTACGCGAAGTACCGCGATCTCCCGGTGTGCAGCGTCCGGTGCTATAACGTCTACGGTCCGGGGCAGTCTGTTGCCCAGCCGTACGGGCACTCACGGGTCCGCAAGATCATCCCCAGCTTCACCGCCAGAGCGCTGCATGGTGAGCCGATCCAGGTCTACGGGGACGGCAATCAGGTGATGGACATGATCTACATCACCGATGCCGCGAGGTGCCTGGTGACCGCCCTGGAAAGAGGGCAGCCGGGCGAAGTTTACCAGGCGGGTACCGGGCGCAGGACGACGGTGAAGGAAATCGCGATAGCAGCTCGCGAACAGGTTCAGTTGCAAACCGGGATCTGGGTTCCTGTTGAGCATCTGCCCATGCGTTCCGGTGAGACTCCGGGTTCGGAAGTCCTGGCTGATCCCGAGGAAGTGCAGAAGCTGCATGACCCGGATGATTTCCTGCTGCTGGAAGACGGGCTGCATGAAACGGTCGTGTTCTACCGGAAGCTGTTCAGCAAGTGAAAATCCTGGTTACCGGGAGCGCCGGCTTCATCGGAAGTCATTTTGTCACCCGACTGGAGAACGACGGGCACCAGGTTACCGGGGTGGACCTGAACGGGTTTCCTAAACAGGATGCCCGGAACTGGTTCCGCAATGATGAGTACCAGGTTACTTTCGATCTGGTTATCCACTGCGCCGCTCTCGTCGGGGGGCGGGGGCTTGTTACTTCCTCTCCTGTCGCGTACGCACGCAACCTGTCAATCGACGCGGAGCTGTTCAGCTGGGCGGAATACGCCAGGCCGGGACGGATCATCTACGTATCCTCGGTAGCTGCTTACCCGGTGTCTCTCTCGCGCGATATCATCAGACGGCAGGAATTGCAGGATGCCCTGAACGCCCTGGCGGGAGATCCCCTCTTCCGTCACAAGATCACGGTTCTTCCTCCAAGAGGACCGCTGCGCAGGTTCCAGGAGACGGACATAAACCTGGACAAGCCCGGCATGCCTGACCAGCTCTACGGCTGGGCGAAGCTCACCGGGGAACTCCTCGCGTCAAAATCCGGCGTTCCCGTCTCGGTGATCCGCCCGTTCACTGTCTACGGTCCCGGACAGCTTCCCGTGCACCCGGTGGCTAACTTCCTCTGGCAGGTGCAGAGTCACCGCGATCCGGTCACCGTCTGGGGCTCCGGGAATCAGGTCCGGGATTTCATTCATGTCGATGACGTGGTGAACGCGACCCTGATCATGGCAGAAAAAGGCATCGGCGGTCCCGTTAACCTGTGCACCGGGGTCGAGACCACCCTGCGGGATGTCATCCGGATGCTCGCTGCTTATGATCCGGAGATCGTATCGCTCCCGGATAAGCCCGAGGGACTGCCTTATCTCGCCGGGAACCCGGAGAAGCTGCACGAGTTCTACGTACCTCAGATATCTCTTGAAGATGGCTTGAAAGGACTGCGGTGACCCTTTCGCTCCTGGTGATGACCCCGACAAGATGGCGCAGGGAAAACTGCGAGCGGTTCCTGAAATCTTTCAAGGACGCTACCGACAGCGCGCACCTGGTTTTCATCACCGATGCGGATGATGACTCTTACGATGACATGGACTGGGATATCGCCGGTCACGCCATCCTGGACACCGGGGACGAGAGAGTCGGCACCACCGCGAAGGTGAATCATATCGCGCGGGTGACAGCTGACAGCTATGACGCGCTGATGTACATCGGGGACGACCACCTGTTTTCCACTCCGCACTGGGACACGATCCTGATGGAGAAACTGGAAGGCATGGGCGGCACCGGGATGCTCTACGGGGATGACAAGCGCCGCACCGATATCCCGGAGATGGTGATCATCTCCACGGATGTCGTGCGGGCTCTCGGGCATTTCGCTGAGCCTGCGCTTACTCATTATTACATCGACAACTGCTGGGCGGAGCTGGGCAAGCGTGCCGGGTTCCTCCGGTTCTGCCCTGAAGTGGTGTTCGAGCACCTGCATTACCAGGTGCAGCCTCAGGTGGAACATGATCAGACCTACCGCTCAGCAGAAGAGCTGTGGGGGCAGAAGGATGCCCGCGCTTTCCAGGAATGGTACGGGATGGCGATGGCGCGGCAAGTATCCCTGCTGCGGAGGAATTTCAATCCTGATGTCCAGTGGATTACGAGCGTTATCTAGGAGGCATGTGACTTACGTGATGGGGCAGGTGGTCATGTCCACCGCAGCCACGATCCAGTCGCTGTTCCGCATGCCTGCCGGATTGTGCAATGTCACTTTCTGGAACAACACCGCTGCTGCCACCGTCTACGTCGGGTCCTCCACGAGCGTCACGTCAGCTAACGGCCTTGTCTGTCACAGCATCCCGACGAGCTTCTTCCAGTACGTCTCCAGCGGCGGTACCCAGTTCTACGGGACGGTCGCCAGCGGTCCCGCGACGGTTTCTTACATTATCGTCACGGATCAGTGATGGCTGTCTCCCTCGGCAGCGTCACGGTCCCCTCAAGCTCGACGGTGACTGCTTTCATTCTTCCGCCTGGATACAGCAATATGACGTTGTTCCAGACGGCGGCGTCACCGCTTGTTTTTGTCGGTACCAGTCCTCATGTGTCAGCAACGAACGGGATGTATGTCCCGAACACCCCGCTGAACCAGGAGACCTATACCGGTTCAGCGGGAGCGACGATGTATGCCACCACGGGAAATGCCACTGCCTCGTCTTTCAGTTTCATACTTTCCACGACACATTGAGGAAGAAATGGTCAAGGTTAACCTTCCGCCAGGCTGCGTCGGTTTCAAGGCAGATGACGGAACCAGGTACATGGCCAAGCCGGGAACTCACGTTGATGTCGCTGAGCATCACATGGCGGCACTGAAAAACCAGGACTATGCCTCAGCCGGGCTGGTTGACGCAGGCGCGGAGAAGATCGTGGTGCACGGAGGACCTGAAGGCAGATGGTGCCCGGAATGCCCGTGCAACACTATCTATCACTCCTGGACGAAGAGCTGCCCGCGCTGCGGTGCGGAGACCGTCCCGGAATCTGAGATGACCCGCGAAAGGCTCCCTGGGCAGTACATGCCTTAATAGAGTCCCTCTCCCCGGATTTCCCCGGTGTAAATCTCATCTTCCGGGTCCGGCGGATACCACGCATTAAAGCATTCGTCATGCATCCCGGTAAGGAAAACCTCCCGGTCGGCAGGGGACAATTCAGGGAAAGCGTCCTGAATGAAATCACCCTGACCGAGATTCCACCGGTCCAGGGCTCCTTTGCGCAGCCCTTTTACTTCAGCGGGCTTCTCGCACCGGGGGCAGATCGCGCGGTATGTGTACGTCCCGTGCGAGTCCCGGATGATCTCTCTTCTCATCATCTCTCGTCCTCTCAATCCCGCTGATCTTATCAGGTCAGCGGTTATCAGTCAAGGAGAACAATGAGTCTTTACGCGCGCTCAGACATGATGAGCGTCTCCATCCCCGCGACGAGCGGAGGGTGCGGAGATATCCACACCCGACCCGTGAGCCACGGAGCCCCGGTCAGGACATGGGAACTGAAATGCGACCCGTGTGAATCCTATCTTCGCGGCGACAAGAAGCCTAAGGTCATCCGGTCCACTCCGGGTGACAAGGACAAGGGCATTCCCGCGAAGCTGAATCATGTTGCGGACTGCGATCCTTTCTGGTCCTCGACTCCCGAGGGAATCCCGCTTACCCCGGACGAAGAGAACATCCACAAGATCCGCGCGGAGCAGGGGCAGCGCCAGCTGGACCGGCTGACCGCGTTCGCCGCGCTGAAGCAGAGCGGCATGGCAATCCCCCCGCAGGCGCAGTGGCTGATCAACAGCACTCTGGAAGAAATCGCTCTCCAGGAGAGAGTCAGCGCACCCCTGAACGGGACCGTCCTGTGCGCCTACGGGCACGACAACGCGCCGGGCATGAACTTCTGCGGTGAATGCGGCATTGCCATGTCAGTGCGGGGCACGATCGCCCCCGATCCGCCCGCTAGCCTCACCGACGTGATCCCGCTGAAAACCCTGCATATCGCCACTCTCCGCAAGAAGTGCCGGGAGAAGGGGCTTGATGACAAGGGAACCAAAGACCAGCTGATCTCCAGGCTGGAGACAACTTAACCGGAGTCCTATGAGCAGAGCAGCCGGGCTGTGTAAATCCTGCGGAGGTCCCAAGCGCGGTCGCGCGGCGCGGCAGGCTTCCCCTTCGGGGCAGTGCATGCGATGCGGGGATGACGTCTGCTGGCCCAAGCACAGCGACTGGCGTTCTGAGGAAAACGGCTACGTATGCCATTCCTGCATCCGCAAAGAGAGCAAGGGGAGGTAGCTGTGGCGGTACTACTTGATAAGGTCCAGAAGCCCATCAGTGCCAAGGTCTGGCAGAGATTGATCGAAAAAGTCCGCAAAGGCAGCGCGGAAGAATTGCGCAGGTTTGCTGCCTGGATCACTAAAGCATTCCCCGAGGAGGTGATGCCCAGTGACTACCCCGATGCCACTCGGAAGTGCCCCTTATATTTCGCCGCAAACCTTGCTTTCCGCGCCTACGGGTATTGATTTAGGGCTGGAACACCATCCCGCCGGGGCGGAATACTTCCCCGCAGGCGAAAGCCGCCGAGCAGTGGAACATCTGCAACCGGGTCACCGACCGGGTGAACGGGTACTGCAACCAGGTGCTTGCCGCCACCCTGGATACCGAGCTGCTGCACGGACCTGATTTCCGGGTGACCGTTGGTCCCGCCGGCGGCGGTTCTTCCAAGAGTCCCTACTGGGGTAATACCGGTTACAACGCCAGGGCTCTGATGTCCCGCTGGCCTATCCTGAATGTCAGCGCGATCACCTACTGCCCGAATAATCTCTGGCCGAGATCATGGTCAACGGTTCCCACCGGGTATTACGAGGCGGAAACCCCCCCGATCGGGATCTACAACTCGATTGCCCCCTCGGGCTCGGCTTTCGGCGGGCAGGCAGTCCTTGTCGCTCCTGGTTACATCGACTGGCGCTACGGGCGCAACGGCTATGCCATCCAGGTGACGTACACCAACGGCTGGCCTCACGCGGAAATCACCACGAACGCCACAGCGGGCTCGACAAGCGTGCTGGTGTCAGATACCACCGGCTGGGCTCTGACCAGCTACCAGGGGCAGCTGGGAGCCAGCGGGGTGATCAAGGACGGCGGCAGCCAGGAAGTCGCGCACTGCACCGCTGCCACCACGACCGCAGGACCGGGAACTCTCCTGCTTTCCTCGCCGCTGACTTATCCGCATGAGCAGGGCACCATCATCACCACGCTGCCTGCCAACGTGGAAGAGGCATGCATTCTCTTCGGGG